CCATCCACGACCGCCTCCTCCGCGGCACGTGCTGCAGCTGGTCGCGGAGGCGACGCTGGAGGGTGTTTCGCGAGACACCGATCGCGTCCGCTATCGCGTCGAGGCTCTTACCCATGCGGAACAGTCGCTCGACCGCCCGCACGTGGCAATCGGCCAGGATCATCCGCGTCGACCCGAGGAGCCGCCCCGAGCGGTCCCGCATGAGCCGCCGCCGATTCCGCCCCCAATTCCGCGAGACGTCGCGTCGTACCATCCTGGCCTCCATGCCGTCAGGTCCCGGTCATCCGGTGGAAGGTCGCCTCGTGGTCCGTCTGCTCGAGGTCGAAGGCCGTGACCGCCACGGCCAGGGCCGCCCACCGGTGGTTTGAGATGCCCCACAGCGGCCCCGGGGCCTTCTTCGTACCAACAGGCCCGAACCGGTCAATCAGGGCCTGGCGGATGTTCCCGTCCTTGGCCTTCGCCGACCGGCACAGGTGCAGCTTGACGTCGCGGCGGGGGACCAGGCGTACGTCCTTCATCGCTGCCATGCGGCCGATGCTGAACACCGTCTCGAACACCTCCCGGCCGACCGCCATGCCGAAGGACTCGATCCACTCGATCGCGACCGGGTAGCCGACCGACGGCGTGAAGAACGGCTCTCCAGGCTGGCAGTTCGTCGCGTCGCCGCAGTCGAGGACGCGCGAGCCGTCCCACAGCACCCACGCGAACTCTCGCGGGCCGGGGTCGATGCCGATGATTGGCGTGGTGGTCTCTCTCATGGACTGGCCTCCCTGCCAGTTATCGCGTTATCCCCAAGTGACTGGGGGTCAATTGCATGGTTATGCGTGTGCCCCGATGAATACCGTACCGGCATCGACCTTGTGTTCAGAAACGTCGCAGCACCCGAACCTGCTGCCCGACTCCAGCCAACCGATGTAGTCGCCGTCCATGCTGCCGGGAACGAGCGCCAACCAATCCTCATCGCCGCCGTGCGGTGAGAGGCTCTGATATTCCTTCGGGGCTTCGTAGAAACGCCACACAAGGATGGGCGTACCGCACGCATAACCACGCGATGCAGCGGACATCTCATCTACCTCGTTTGCCATGGTATCTCCTGTGTTCGATGCCGCTGATCGCTGGCCGTTATGCCCGTGGTGCCGACGGTACGAAACCGATCATCATGCCAACAAGCACTGGCCATCGTTCGAATCGAACTGGCTCGCCATGAATCTCAACCTGCGGCACCGCCGCGAACAACAGGCCATCCATCCGTGCCTTGGCGATATCGTCGGCCATCGGCCGAGGTAGTTTCAGAAACCCGCGGGGTAGTTCGTCGCCAAACAGAAAGACCGGAACATCGACCATCTCCTCCAGCGGCACAGCGTTTGTGTTCTCCATTTCGTCTCCTTGCATAACCACGCGATGCAGCGGACGGAGCCGCTGATCGCTGGAGTTATCAGTGTCATCTAGCATTCGCCCGCATTGCCTCTCGCATCGCGGCCCTAACGGCCTCTTCGGCGTTGCGGCCTTTCGCGTGTGTCATCGGCCAGCCAGATGGCAGCCTGTAGCCAGCCGTGCCATCCATCTGCAAGGAGTGCGAACGCATCTGGCCAAGCAGAAACTCCAGCATATCGGCCGCCTCTGTGATGCACTGGTTGGCGATCCCGTCCTCGCAGTGGATGTCGCGAGCGAGGATTCGCAGGGCGGCGGTCAGGGTGGCGGTGTCGCTCATTTCGTTCGCTCCAGTAGCCGGCGAAGCGTGGCGTCAATTCCGTCCGGCCCGCCGGTGCCGATGTAGTAGGCAATCGCACCCCACTCCGCGTCGGTGAGCGTGGGCTGCGGCTGGCGGTACAGCGGCGCGACGCCATGGCCACCGGCCACCACATCGTTGATGGCGTTCGCCTCCTCCTCCAATGCGTACACGCCCCATATGCGGTGATTGTCCGCAAGCATGACTGCCCAAGCCACTGGCTCCTGTGATTCGCCGGTGCCGCCCGCCGGTCGCCGCCGCGCGGCTTCTGGCTCCGGTTCAGGCGCTCTCGCCGCCGGCGCGGCGTCATGATCGGTTCGCTCCCGCTCGCGGAGCATGGCGTCAGCCCAGTTCCACGCCCAAAAGCGAATCGTGTCAGCGGTGCTGTCGTTGTCCTTTGGGTTCGCCAGCAGCCCGGCCAACGCAGCGGCGGCGAAGTGGTCGCGGTCGTTCATGCGTACTCCTCGGCTCGTTTGACGGACAGCCCGGCAACCTCCGACGGTCTCCTGTACGGTGCTGGCTTCAGGTTGGCAAACTCGGCGGCTTTCCGGTCGAGGGCCGCCCGCCTTGCGGAGTCGTCATCGGCCGGCCGCCTCCCGGGGTCGCGGTGCGTGCCTCCGCGGTCCTGGCAGCGTTGGAGCCAGCCCACGAGGAACTTCCGCCAATTGCGCCTCCCGGCCCGCTTGGGGTTCGCCTTCAGCCACTCGTGCGCCTTGGCGAGCTCCTGGTCGAGCACGGCCCCCGGGAACGCCACCGCCCACCCAGCGCGGTCCTGGTCCTCGATCCCCGCCCACCCGGCTTCAGCCGACCACGTGACGCGAGCCTTCGCCGGCGAGCTGACCGCGTTCCGCGGTTTGCTCGTCGGAACCGGCGCAGCCGGTATGTATTCTTCTCTCTTCTCTTCTCTTCTCTTCTCTGTCGTTACTGTAACGCCGTTACGTAACGGTGCGTAACGCGTTACGGTGCCGTTACGCTGCTCGGCTACCTCGTTTTCCTCGGGGATTTCAGCGTTTTTTGCCCGCTCGCGGTGCCGACGCTGGCGGTCTGCGTTCGTCCGATCCTCTGCCGGACGGTTCCATTCTGTGAAGTTGGGCAGCATCACGCCGCCTTTCACTGCGACTGCCCAGCCCACCTCCACCATGGCGTCGCCGATTCCCTTCAGGCCGGCGAGGTCGTCCAGGTCCTCGGGGTGTAGGCCCTTCATCAGCCCGTCGGATGCGTGCTCGTTTGCAGCCGACCAGACGGCGTGCAGCCCGCCGATCACGAGCAGGCGGACAGACGCCCGAGAGAGGCCGGCGAACTCCTCTCCGGCGGCAGCGCCAACGGCCCTGGCGATCGATGCGACCTTGGGGTCCGTCGACAGGGACGCACGCATTTTGACCCAGTCACCCGCCATTCGTGACCCTCCTGTAGCGTGCCTCGTTCCGCCCGTTCGCGTTCCGCTCCGTGCCGTCGATGAAGACCAGTCCGCGGCGTGCCAATTCGCTCATCCGCTTCCCGACGGCATCCCTCCCGAGCCCGCACCTCGCGGCGATCGCGGTCGCTCCTGCTGGCCCCATGGCAAGGGCCTCGAGGATTTGCACGTAGTGGTCGCCCTCGAAGTCGGCTACGGCCGCGGCGGCTTCGTGCGATGTGACCGGGTCGGTTCGCCTGGCGCGAGCGGGAACCGCCCCGGCCAGCCTTCCAAGCGGCGTGCTTTGCCAGGTCGCATCAATGGACGGGTAGTAGTCGCTCATGCTGTCATGTCCTCCATGATCCGGATCGCGTTCTCCTGCACCGGCCCGGCCTCCCACTCCACCGGCTTTCGCTCCGACGATTTCCTGCATGCCATCGCGACCATCTGGCGGCGTCGGCTGTCGTCATCCATCGCCCGGATCGCCATGGCGACGGCGACAATGTCCACGGGCTCGCAGCGTGGCGTCATTTGCATTGCGACGCCTCCTGCCGTATGGCCTTTGCGATGTGGTAGACAGTCGTGACACTGAACCCAAGCCGGTCGGCTACCTGTTTCTGCGTGCAGCCGCTTTCCAGCAGTTGTTTGACCCGCGCGACGTCGATGTATTTCCGCGGCGGCATGGATCACCTCCGGTCGTGTTCGCTGGCACAGTCGGCATCCGCAGCCGGCACGGGCATGAAGTGCCGCTTTTCCAGGTCGATGAGCCGTTCGTCCAGGTTTTGGTTGGTCTCGCGCAGGATCGAGACCAGCGACCGCAGCAGGGCATTGGTTTTCCGCATGGCGTCCAGGTCCGCGGTCAGCGTGACAACCTGGTCGCGTGCGGCGTCTCGCTCCCTCCAGAATCTTTGCGACGCGGCTCGCGCCTCCCGTTCGCTTGCTCTGCAAACAGACAATTCCGTTCTGAGGATGTCGCGATCGCGTGATGCCGCGGCAACGGCCGCGAACACGTCGACGCCGTACACCACACGAATGAGTGACCGCAGGATCATGCACCACCTCCATTCAGCGCCAGGAACCGGGTTTTGATCTCTTTCCGCAGGGCCGCGTCGTGCGACTTGGATAGACGCGTCAAGGAACGCGCTTCATCCCAGTGCGCCAGCTCGCGGAGCGAGGCCGACGTCCGAACGTGCCGATCGAGCCGTTCGAAAGCCTTTTGCTCGGTCTGGGATCGGGCCTTCATGCGTCACCCCCTTCCAGGTCGTCGCCCTTGTCGGCCGCCGGGGTCGCCTGCTCCTGTTTGCCGATCCAATCGAGGATCTCGTTCTCCCACCGGTCGACGGTCGCCTGACCGACGCGGGGAAGGTCGAGCAGCCCGCGCGGATAGCCCTGGATCTTCCCGGCCCGCAGGGCTTCGAAGTCTTCAACGGTGGCGATCTCGGCTTCCCGGAGGATGCCTTGCTGCCGCTCCGTCAACGTCAGGGCCTGCTCGATCGGAGTGCTCCACCAGTCATCGGTCGCGAACTGCAATTCCTGCTGCGCATCCGGCCCGCGGCGAATCGTCGCCCGGAGCAGTGCGACGGCCTCGTCCAGCCGCTTTTTCAGGACGGACGCGGCGGCCTTGGCAACCTCGTACTCCGCCTCCATGACCTCGCATTTCCGTTCCAAGTCTCGGACTTGCCGGCAGAAACGGCGGTCCCGTTCGGTCAGCTCCGGCGTTTCGATCTCTTCAACGGCTGGCATTGGCCACATCCATTCCCTGACGGGTCCGATCCTTCGAATGCCGCACCCGCGCGGCTTCGACGTGCGCGACCAGCTGCCGGCAGATGCCGGCGAACTGGCGTTCGGTGAACAGGATCGCGTTCCGGCTTCGCCCGGCCGGCGTGATCCCGAGCGTGCCGGCCACGAACGCGGCCGACAGCGTGAACCCCAGCCGGGCGGTCAGGTCGCCCAGCGACAGGCAGGCCGGCTCGCCTGCGGGCGCCCCCGGCTCCGGAAACGGATCGGGGGCCGGCGCGGGCGTCGGATCGGCGGTCGCCGCTTCCTTGGCCGCTTCAGCCGCCGCGGCTGCGGCCGCCGCCTCACGCCTCAGCTTCTCGGCCGCCTCACGGGCTTCCCGCTCGCGAGCGAGGCGGGCCTCATCCTCGAGCACAGACAGCCGGTGTCGCTCGATCCGGCCGTCGACCCACTCTGCAAACTCGGCTTCGGGCCGGATCATGTGGGCGGCGATGTCGCCGAACAGGAAGTCCTTCCCGGCGGCCCTCTCCCGGTAGAACGCCAGATTGGCCCGCATGATCCGTGCCACGCCGTCGGCCTCGATCCTGGCTGCGGCCAGGGCGGAGTCGACAGCGTCGTGCATGGACTCGATGGACCGCTTGCCTTTGATCGCGGCCGCGAAGTCTGCCCGGATGTCTGGCATCCGGAGCGGCACCAGTTCCGCGGATAGCTGGGCCACGTGCTTGGCCAGTGCCCGCTGTGCGGCGGTGACGATCTCCGCGCGGATCTCGTCCTTCCGGATCTTCACCCGCTTTTCCAGGTCCAGGCGAACCCGGCGAGACTCCTCAGTGATCGCGTCCAGTGCCCGGAACAGCTCGTCGATGCTCGCGGTCTGGGCCAGGGCGTGAGCCTTTGCGGCCTCGATCCGGCTCTCCACCTCCCGGCACCACTTCACCGACAGTTCGGCGTCGGCGAAGTCCTGGTCGGTGGACAGGTCCCGTTTCACGGCCCGCACGGCCGCGATAGCCGTTTCCCGGAACGCCACCAGATTCGACGCGATGACAGTCCCCTCGACCTCGATCCGGAGGGCCGGGAGCGTTTCGGGAGCGACCCCGACGGGGGCAGGCGCCGCGGCTGTCACCGGCTCGAAAGCTGCCAGATCGGCCTCGAACTGCCGCCATCCTGCTACGATCCGCTCGCGGAGCAGAGGGTCCGAGTCGATCCACCGGTGATGCTCCTCCACGAGCGCCCCCGAGGCGTCGAAGTCGCTCGCCATGAACAGGCACCGGTCGGCCCCGCTCACCAGCAGCTGGTGCTCGACCTGCGCCCGGTAGTGCAGCGGGAGTTCCGCCATGTCGGTCGTCAGGGCGGTCCGCAACTCCGCGTTCAGGGCCTTGTGCTCGAACGCGGTTTCTCCCCCGAGCGTCAGGCCGTCGAAAGACGCCGAGTAGCGGCCGTTCGTTCCCGTCACCGGGTAGAGCGGCTCGCCGACGATCTGCTCGGCAATCGGCCTCGCCAGGGCCTCCAGCCGGTGCCCCATGTTGAACCGCCGCTGGGTCGCGGCGTCGACTTCTGGCGTGATGCCGGTGGCGGCTTCCGACAGCAGCTGCCGGCGGGTCTTGTGCGGCGAAACACCCAGCATCGCGGGGGCGTCGGACGCGTTGAAGTGCTTGGCCCGGTGGGCAAGCCATTCGGGCGAGCCCTGGGGGAGGGTGACGACTTCCATGTCAGGCACCTTCCTTTCCGAGTCCGCGGAGCGCGTTTTCAACGTAGTCAGCGTGCGGAGGCTCCCACGCGTCGCCGCGGTCCGCGGGCGCCAGCTCCGCGGCATCGACGATCTCGCCATCGGGGGCGACATGCTGGCCGGCGAACAGGATCGCGGCCTCCTGCCCGGCAGTGAGCGACCACCGAACGCGTGCGATCGACAGCACCTGGTCGGCGGTCTTTTTGCCGCTCTCGACTGCGGCCCGCCATGCCGGCAGCTGCCGCTCGAACTCCGCATCCGACAGCACGGGAAAGGCCTGGACGGCCCGCGGTTCGGGAGTGGGTGCGGTCCGTTCGACGATGCCCTCCGCCTCGTCCGGTTCCATGATGCCCGCGAAGCCAAACGCGTAGCGGATGCCCTGGATTGCGGCCTTATGCCGCAGCATGCGGTGCGGCATCTTCCACGGGTCGGTGTTCCTGTAGCACTCCGCCAGATACTCCGTCACGACCACGGCGTGTGTCCGGTCCTTCCGGTGGACGCGGGCCGTTGCCGACAGCAGCTTGCCGGCGTCGTCATGCTGGAAATCCACCTCGAGCCCGTCGAACTCCGGGTGAGCGTTCGCCATCCGCATCCACCCGTCGACGCCAACGATCGGCTGGATTCCTCCGCCCTTCTTCGGGAAGGCGTAGATCTCCCGCGTGACGGGATTCAGGCCGTACTCGTTCGCGACCAACAGGAACGCGGCGAACTCTTCCCGCGTCGCCCCAGCGCAGCCGCACGTGGCGCGGACGGTCGCCTCGAACGCGGCGGCCTCCATCCCGAACCGGCTCGCCATGGCCAACAACACGGACCGCTTCGCCGGCTCCCGTGTCGCGATCGTCATTTCGGCACTCGCCATTACCGACCTCCCTGGTTGAAAAAGTGAACCGACCACCACACCGCCAACACGACCGTGATCGACGCCACGGCCACACCCAACGCGAACCCGACACACACAGCCGCCGCCGTGGTCATGGGCACCCCCACGCGACTACCTGGCGGGCGTCGATCAGGACCTCGTAGCCCCCGGCGAGCGTCTCGACGACGAGCTGCTGCCCAGGGAGCGTGTTCAGAATCCGTGCCGGCTCCGCGTCGAATCCGAGGTAGTCGTCGGTGAATCGCACGACGTCCCCGCGGGCAAACCCGGTTTGCTCCGCCATCGCATTGGCGGCCGCGGCGGCTTCCGCGTCGCCCGGCTGGCGGTCGCGATAGTCGGCTGCTACTGGGCTGCCGGACGGGGCCGCTTGTTGTGCCCGTCCCGCTGGATCGCCTGGTAGACCTCCTCGCGGTAGATCTCCGTGTCGGCATCCGCCTCGAACCCGATTCGCACAACCCCGCCGACCAGTTCCACCACAGTCACGATGACAGGCCCGGAACCCGGCGGAATCACGACTATCCTCTGGTTTTGTTCCCTCCGCAGCGTCAGCATCCCGGGCGCCCTCCATGGCGCACGGGAGCGCCGTCCGCAGCAACCGCCGCATCTTGCGGCGTTGCATCCGTGCCACCAGCCTGCGGATTCGCCGCTGCCGCGGCGTCCATCGGGCGAACTCCATCGCCACCCGTTCGTCGAGCTGCAAACCGTCGGGCAACTCGGCTTCCGACCTGGTGCTGGTTCCCGCGATTCGATTTCGCATGGCGTGCTCCGTTGTTACGGGCCGCCACGCGGGCTTTGCGTGCTGGCATGTGGCAGTCCCTCGCCTGAAGAATCCTTTTCGCGAACGCGCTGTGCGTCGCGGAAACGCTCACTGTGAGCGTCACGGGCGAGGTTCTACGCGGGCGTAGAAACTATGTCAACAGGAGTTTCTGCGGGGCCGTATTCGCGGGAAAAACGCTACTTGATCAGGGCGGTGATCGGAACCCGCAGCACGCGGGCGAGCGCCAGCACGGTCGAGGTCTTCGGCGATTCGATGCGACCGGTGAGTATTCGGTAGAGCGTCGGGCCGCGGATGCCCGCCTTGTCGGCAAGCTGGTCCAGGTGCAGGCCACGCTCCGCGGCGAGCCGTTCGATTCGCTGGCCGATTGCCGTCCGGGGAAGACGACGCGGCCTCCCGCCCGGGTGTCTGTCGCTCGCCGTCGCCATGTCCAGGCCCTCCTGTGCTAATTCTTTGCACCGGCCCCCGTTCGAACGTATCGTCGAACAGGAGCCGAATACACCCGGAAGGGCTCGAACCTTCAACCTTCGGTTCCGTAGACCGATGCAGTATGTGGGGGTTAAGTCCCCTGTAGGGATTGCTTGGATTCTGCCGAACCACGCCGACGCGCTCGACCAACGGTGCCGCATGATGCGGCTTGCCATCGCGATGGATGCGAACTACTCCAGGTGGTGCATCCATGATCCGCCACGCCGACCCGCAGACACTCGCCGACTACGTCTCGGCGTACGCGCTCACCCACCCGCTCGACCGCGAGTCGCTGCGGCAGTATGAGATCTGCGTCCGGCTCCTCGACCGCTGGGCCGGCCACCCGGTTCGGCTCGACGAACTCGACACACAGCTCGTCTCGGCATGGCTGGCAGACTACGGGCAGACGGTGCGGCCCTCGACCGCACGATCCAAACGGCAGATGGTGCTCTCCCTGTGGCGGTCGGCCGTGGACGACGGGCTCGTCGATCCGGTGTCGCTCATGCGTAGGGTCCGCCGCGTCCGCGTCCCGCACCATGCCCCGGTCGCCTGGACCCGTGAGGAGATCGAGCGGCTCCTGGTTGCCTGCCAGTCGCTCCCGCGGTGGCACCGCTGCGGCCTGCGGCGGTCGGAGTGGTGGGCGTTGGCGATCCGGGTCGCGTATGACAGCGGCCTCCGCTGGGAGGACCAGGTCCGCAGGCTGCGGGTCGATCAGGTGAGCGAGGACGGCGTCGTCGCGTGGGACCAACACAAGACCGGCCGCTTCACGGTGTTCCAGTTGTCGGAGGCGACGATGGACGCCCTGCGGGCCTCGCTCGTGCGGTGCCCTCGC